TGGGAGGATCCCAACTACAGGATGCAGGCGTGATGGGCATTCGCAGCTGGTTCCGACGGGAGAAGCGGGCGTCGATCGAGGACCCGCGCGTCCCCGTTTCCGACCGAAACATCCTCAACTTCTTCGGTATCGACGAGAGCGCTGCGGGCGAGATCGTCACCATCGATTCGGCGTTGGGTGTGCCGGCTGTGTGGGCCGCGGTCAACTTCCTGTCGGGGACGCTCGCCAGCCTCCCCCTGCACGTCTACCGGCGGACGGGGGATGGGCGGGAGAGAGCGACCGGCCCGTTGGCGATGCTGCTGCACGATTCGCCGAACGAGGAGATGTCGTCGTTCGAGTGGCGAAAGTACGTCTTCGATCAGGTGTTCACGCACGGCCGATCGGTGTCGTTTATCGAGCGGGCGCAGACGGGGCGTGTTCTCAACATCTGGCCGCTGGAGCCATCGAAGACGACGATCCGGCTCGTCGGAGGGCGCAAGCTCTACGACTACAGGGACGGCGATCGGACATACACCTACGAGGCGTCCGAGGTGATCGACATTCCCTTCATGTTGAAGGCGGATCGCTATTCGCACCGCTCGCCAATCATGTCGAATGCAGACGTGATTGGCCTGGCCCAGGCGGCGACCCGGTACGGATCCAAATTTTTCCGCAACGGAGGCGTTCCGCCGTTCGTCATCGAAGGGCCGTTCCAGTCGCCGGCTGCGCTCGAGCGCGCCTCAGACGATCTCGGCGATGCGGTTCGCAGAGCGTCGAAGGAGAGCCGGCTGGCGTTGACGCTCCCCGCCGGGCACACGATCAAGCAGCTAGGGTCGGACCCGGAGAAGTCGCAGCTCGTCGAGCTCCAGCGATTCCTGATCGAGCAGGTGGCGCGCATCTACTCCATGCCGCCGACCTTCCTGCAGGACCTGACGCACGGCACGTTCTCCAACACAGAGCAGCAGGATCTTCACTTCGCGAAGCACACGCTCAGGCGGTGGATCCAGCAGTTCGAGCAGGAGCTCAACCTGAAGCTGTTCGGACGCTCGAGCAACTCCCTGTTCGTCGAGTTCAATGTGGACGGGCTGCTACGCGGCGACTTCAAGACGCGGATGGAAGGCTACGCGCAGGGCGTGCAGAACGCCATCCTCACGCCCAACGAGGCACGGCGGCGCGAGAACCTCCCGGACGTCGAGGGCGGCGACAGGCTCCAGATCCAGGGTGCGACGGTTCCGCTCGGCAGCCAGCCGCAGGACGGAGGCAACAATGGAACGTGAAATCCGGGGCGGCATCCCCGTCGAGATCCGGGCAGACGCCGATGGGACGGTTCGCGTCTCCGGGCACGCAGCCGTGTTCAATCAGGAGGCCAATATCGGCGGGTTGTTCCGGGAGCGCATCGAGCCCGGTGCGTTCGCCGACTCGCTGAAGCGTGGCGATGATGTGGTCTTCCTGGTGAACCACGAGGGCTTACCCCTCGCCCGCACCCGCTCCGGGACGCTCAAACTCGAAGAGGACGCCATCGGTCTTCGTATGGAAGCCGAACTCGACCCCGAGGACCCCGACGTGCGCGCCATCGTCCCGAAGATGCGACGCGGCGATCTCGACAAGATGTCGTTCGCGTTCCGTGCCGTCGCGCAGGAGTGGGACGAGTCGCAGGAGATCCCGCTTCGGACGGTCAAGCGGGCCGACCTTTTCGACGTGTCGATCGTCACGACGCCCGCCTACGAAGGCACCGACATTGGCCTGCGCTCGCTGCGGGAGCATCGCGACCGCGCGGCCCGGGCGCGAAACTTTCATGCGGCGAGGCGACGCCTGCGCATGAAAATGCACCTCGCTCTGACCGAGCGTGAGAACGGCCGGTAGCTGCCTGCTGCGGCCTATTTCCCCCGAAGGAGAAAGACGATGGGAATGGAGACGATCCAGCGGCTCCGCGAGCAGCAGGCGCGTATCGTGACGAACGCGCGCGCCAAGCTCAACGAGATCACCGACGACACCGACCCGACCCGCGCGAAGGAGATCGAGGCGGAGTTCGACGCCGCGATGGCGGACTACGACAGGCTCGAAGAGCGCATCGCCCGCGAGGAAAGACTGATCGAGGCGGAGGCGCGCGCCAGCGCCCAGGACCCGAGGCGCCCCACCGGCAACGGCGAGGCGCGCGGCGACGCCGGCGAGCAGAAGACGCCCGAATACAAGGCCGTCTTCGAGAAGGCGATCCGGCACGGCGCGCAGGCTCTCGACGCCCGGGAGCGCGAGGTGCTCATGCAGCACCGCGCCAGCATCCCGGAGGAGATGCGCGCGCAGTCGACCGACACCGGCGCGGCGGGCGGCTACACGGTGCCCACCGAGTTCTCGGGCGAGATCGACCGCGCGATGGCGGCCTGGGGCCCGATGTGGGACGCAGCGATCGTTCGCGAGCTCGTCACCAGCAACGGGCGCCGGATCGAGTGGCCGACCATCGACGACACCGCCAAGGAGGGCCGAATCAAGGCGCAGAACGCGGACGTGAACGACGACGGGACGGACGACGCGGTCTTCGGCCAGAAGCTCCTCGACGCCTACGTCTACGACACGGGCATGGTGCGCATCCCGATCGAGCTGCTGCAGGACTCGGCCTTCAACATGGAGCAACTCCTAACCGATCTGTTCGGCGAGCGTCTCGGGCGGACGGCCAACAGGCTCCTCACCACCGGCACCGGGACGAACCAGCCCAACGGTATCGTCACCGCGTCGACCGAGGGCGTGGAGGCCGCCTCGGCCACGGCACTGGATTCCGACGAGCTCCTCGACCTGCTGCATTCGGTGGACCCGGCCTACCGCGCCTCGCCGAAGTGCAGGTGGATGTTCAACGACTCCACGCTGGCGGCGATCCGCAAGCTGAAGGACGGCCAGGGGAACTACCTCTGGCAGATGGGCGACGTGCGCACGGGGGAGCCGCCTACGCTGCTCGGCCATCCCTACTCCGTCAACCAGGCGATGGCATCGATCGCTGCGGGCGCCCGGGCAGTCCTGTTCGGCGACATGTCGCGCTACGTCGTGCGCAAGGTCGGGGGCTTCCAGGTGCTCACCCTCCGCGAGCGCTACGCCGAAGCGTTCCAGGTCGGCATGGTCGGGTTCAAGCGATTCGATGGCGAGCTGCTGAACCCGGGCGCCGTGAAGCACCTGGTCATGGCGTCCGAGTAAGCGGTCAATCGGGAGAGGGCGCGGCGGGCGGTTTCGGATGCCCGCTGCGCCCGGGGATGATCCGATGAAGATTCGACTGCTCATTTCCCGCGCAGGCCCGCGCGGGGTCTACGCCGTTGGCGATGAGATTGACGTCTCGGCGACCGAGGCGCAGCGCCTCATCGTCGCGGGCAAGGCGGTCCTCGCGGATGCCGCGCCGGCGGTTGAGAGAGCGGTCCCCTCGGACGAGCCGCGGGTGGAGCGTCGACGGTCAAGGAAGCGCCGGTGAACTGGTCCCGCCTCAAACGCACTGTCGCCCCAGAGGCGCCGCCCGTCTCGCTCTCGGAGGCGAAGCTGTGGCTGCGCCTGGATGGCGACGCCGAGGATCTGCTGATCGACCAGCTGCTCACGGACGCGACCGACTACATCGAGGGCCCGGACGGCATCGGCCTCGCGATGGCCGAGCAGACGTGGACCTACAGCCTCGACGCCTTCCCGAGCGAGATCAGAATCCCGCTGGGGCCCGTGCTGGCTGTCTCGTCGATCACCTACGTCGACACGGACGGCGCCCAGCAGACCCTCGACCCGGCCGAGTACCAGGTCGACACCAGCGGCCGGACGGCTCGCATCCGGCCGGCGTACGGCAGGTCGTGGCCCTCGACGCGCGGCGATATGAACGCCGTGGTCGTCACCTTCACGGCCGGGTTCGACCAGGTGCCGGGCGACCTCAAGCGCGCGCTCGCTCTGCTCGTAGGGCATTGGTACGTGAACCGCGAGGCGGTGGTCACGGGACCGAGCGCCGCCGAGATTCCGCTGGCCGTCGAGGCGATCCTGAACAAGTACCGCGTCGGGCGGATTGCGTAGGAGGCGGTAATGGCCGTCCGTCGCGGTGAGCTCGACCGGCGCCTGTCGCTGCTCCAGAAGGAGACGACGCGCGACGAGTACGGCTCCGAGATCTCCACGTGGGTCGTCGTCGCCGAGGTGTGGGCGAAGGTGACGCCGGTCTTCGCTCGGGAGCGGAACGCGGCGCCGAAGACGATGCCGGTGGAGCAGGCGACGGTGCTGATCAATTGGCGCACCGACATTAGCTCGGCGTGGCGGATCCGCTACAGGGAGCGGGACTGGCAGATCACCGGCATCGCGCCCGTCGGCAGGGACGAGGCGCTGCAACTGACCGTCGAGCGA